AGAATGTACTCCTATCTTTGTTGCAAGTCCTTTCTTAAAATCAAATCCTACTGCACCTGTTGGCGTATATCTTTTTTGGTGTAAGTGACCGGAAATAAATACATCCATGTAATGATTTCTACGCTGTTTTTCCATCTGTGGTTCTGGTTTACCACCTCCACTTCCATGTATTGCTGAAATTAACCATTGGTTTAATATCTTACCTTTATGTCTTACTTCCAATCCTATAACTGCCCTGCTTCCCAAAAACGTAAGTCCGTTAGGAGTACACATTGTATTTTCCAAATATGCCCTTGTTGCTTCCCTTATATTGTACTCGTGGTTGCCATGAAGCAATCCCCAAACTTTTTCATTCATTCCTTTTTTAACTTTCCACATTTTCTTTGGTTCATATATTGCCTTTCTTGCTTGTTCATCCCAAACTTCTTCTTCGCCTTGATATTCTGTTAGTCTTGATATATGTTCTTTTAGTAATGGATTTGACAGTTTTTGCCACAGTTCCCTTTGGTTATCTACATCGTGAATTAAACTCATGTCAGGATTAAATCGTTTATCATAGGTAGTGATTGCATCAAACTGATCTCCCAAAAATAAAGTATATCTGTTGTCACTATTGGTAATTGCTCTTACTCTTTTTTTATAAAGTTCTTTGTCAAATCCCATGTGTCCAACATGAATATCTGACAATGGTTCTAAATGAAATATATCATCCTTTTTCTCTAAATTAATTGTAACTTTTTTACTTATCATGTTCTATTATTAAAATATTTAGTTGAATATAAACTTTAATAAAAATTAGGAATTTTGGAATGTGTATATTCTTATAAGTTTATCTGTATAAGCAGATACAATCATTCCAAATTTTTGTGAGTCATCTGATTCTTTGGGTAGTTTGATTTTGATTTCTTGAACTGCTATTGCTTCTAACCTTTTTAGTTTGTCTAAAGCTCTTTGTTCTGCTTCAGTAGCAATAACTTCATCTCCCCAATTTACGTTACTTTGTACTTTATATGTAGTAGGTACAAATTCTGCATACTGAGTATTGTTCATGTCAATTATCTCAAATTTAGGATCAAGTTTTTTTGCTTCTGTTGATAGTTCTATGATTCGCTTACAGGCTTGTCTTCTATCAATTTTGGCTTTGCTCTCATCTTTGAGAAATCCCCATTGTGTTTTCAGAGTTTTCATTGTGTCAACCATAGCTTCATTGGTCATGCAATACATTTACTAATCTATAATATAAACGTATGGAAATAAAAAAAGAAGGGTGTAGTGCTTATTCAGCAGCTACGAGATCGAAATAGGGCATACCACCTTTTTTGGATTTGACCTTTTCCGCAGGGCATTTCACTTTAAACGTTTCACCGTTTGCAAGTGCTTTCCTTAAATCTTCATCTACGAGCTTACTTACTATTGCCCTTCTGGTTGTATGGATTTTAGATACTTTTGTACCATCTTCCTTTTCCCATTTTTCAGATGTTGAAATCTTTACTCCCGGAGTTTCTTCGCCATCTTTTGTATATGGTGAGTCCTCAACTGCGGTTATGGTGAATACTTTATCACCGATTTCAGATAGATTTATGGAATCTCCTGATTTTTGTCCAAATTTGTTGAAATCCGACATGAAGATATTAAATCAAAACTATAATATAAACGTTTGGTGTAAACAAAGACTTATATATGTAATGATATTTAATTGTGACATGGCAAGACCAGCAAATCCTAATAGAGTGACAACTCCTATTAGCATACTAAAATCACAAAAATTGAGATTGCGTAAATATGCACAACCTGACGTTAAAAGAAAAGGTTATGAAAGTGATCAAGTAGTTCTTGAAAGAATATTAAAAGAATACGAAGTCAACCACGCAGTTAATTGTGAACCAAAAAGTACCTATGCAACTAAGGGGTAACTCCTTTTTTTTATGAAGTTGCTTCTTCCATTTCTTTTAAACGTGCTTGTTGTTCTTCTTCTGTAAAACTGTGCCAAATTTTTCTGCATACGGGGGAATCATAAAATATTTTTTGTCTTCCTTTATATCTTGAAGGCAGTTCTCGATTACATGGACATTTACAACGTAATACTTTTTCACGCCTTTTCATTTTATCAATCTACAGATTTATCTTTTTTATTATCTTTCCCATTTTCATGTTCTTCATGGTTAGGTGAATTTTCTTGTCTTTTAATTTCATCATCTATTGTATTTGAAACTGACTTTTCTTCATTGATTGGGTTATATATCGGGTTGTGAATACCTGCATCAGCAGTTGTAGTTCCTGCCGGAGCTGCATTTTTTAATAATGCTTCTCGTATTTCTATAGAAAGATTTCCCCAGTTTTGTTTGTTATAATATGTTGGTAAATTAAAAGATTTTAAAATTTGTACTCTGCTTACATTGGTCATTGTATCCCAATGTCTATCACCTAAAAGTTCTGATTTTTTAAAGACACTATTTTTGCTAACTGGATATATTCTGCCTTCCGACATTATATTCAGTTTATTACCATTCAATCCTGCCACAACTCCTGATTTCATATATTCTGCAAAAACTACCTCATCTCTTGTTTTAAATATTGATTTTATTAATTCAAATCTCTTTTTATATACTTTTTGTGCTTCTTTTGTATTAGCCTGTTTTTCTCCTCTTGCACTAGGCATAGGAGATCTAGTTATATCCTCTTTATCTTCCCCTGCATCTACACGCATTTTCTTGCCACCTACAGTAATCCATTCCTCAGCATCCTTATCAGTATCAGCTTTATCGGGTGATGGCATATTTAAATTATATATAGTAGGTATTTAAAGTTTTAGATTTTACCACCCTACATATTCCCCTGTACTTTCAGGACTCCAAAGATCAGGCACATCTCTTATAAAATCAACTTTTTGTTGCCCAAATACCACTAGTGCAAGACTATCACTATAGTCGTCAGCGTGTTCACTACGAACTTTTGGTTGTTGATCCTTGAATTTACCATGATCCCAATACATATATGACAACTGTTCTACTAACTTATCCCTGTTATAATCTTCTATTAATGAAAGATTAATCAATCTTCCCGAACCTTTTGGGTTTAATTCTTCAAATAATCTTTCCAAATTAATATATAAATTGGTTTTATCAGATTTAAAATTGATTCCATACAAAGACATATCAGGATCTACTTCTCTGCACAAGTCCATTAGTGTGTCGCCCATTCCTGTTTCGTCAATATATATTCTTCTTAGTCCATATATTCGATTGTATTCTGAAATCTTTCTAGCAAGTTTAGGTTGTTCTGTGGTTAGTTCAGTATATATTTCTACAGGGTATATAACACCCTCTCTTACTCCCGCAATAGTGATTACAGTTTCATCTGCACCTTTACCACTTGTATCAACACCTGCATCATAATACTCAAACTTTGGTCTTTCAATAGGAGTAAGTGATTCTTGCAATAGGTTGTAAGGTATAAGACTGTTACCACCGTCAAGAAATTCTCCATATATTTCCTGTCTTTCAGCAGCTTTGGTAGTTCCCTTGATAAGTTTAAGAACCTGTGGATCACTAGCCGCAAGTGGATTGTCAAACGTGGTTACATGGAATTGAGTCCACGGATACTTTTGTTTGTCTTCATGTCCTTGTATTGCTTTTGGCTTACCATGCTCATATAATATATGAGAGTCCATACATGATTTGAAAAACTGACCTGACTTTCCCTTTGGCGTACTTGTTAAAAGTATGTGTGGTTTGGTTGTAACCGTACTTGGCAAAAAGGCATCAAATACAACTTGAGGAATATAAGCTGCCTCATCCAGTATTGCATAGTGTACTGTAAATCCTCTGAGTGAATCCCCTGTATCACCTATCGGTCTTACAATAAAATTGGTCTTTCCAGTTCCGTCATACCATTCAAGTGTAATTTCTGTTTTGATTTCTCTTGTTATTTTTTTACTAAGTGTAGGACTCATGTGAAGAAACTCACTAATCTTGGATAAAATTAAGTGTGCCTGATCTTTTGATAGTGATGCAATTACAACATTGGCTACCCCCGTGTCTATGTTACTTGCAAATAGTGGTGCAAAGTATGCAAAGTGTATTGCCTTGAGTCCTGCATTGGTTGATTTGCCCACCTGTCTACCCGTTCTATATACAATGAATCTGTCATAACAGTCAAGGAAAGCNTTGTTATATTCAAAAACATCAAAGCCTAAAAATTTNTCTACAAAGTATGAACAGTTTTTAAATGACTTTACAAGTATCTTTGCATACTCTACGGGATCTTTTACATACTCTACGGGGGGTAATTTTCTAAGACTCATCTAGTAGTTCCCTACTTAGTTTGACTGTCTTGGCTATCTCATGTTTTTGATTGTCACTTAATGTTTCTGTTTGTGTTATTTCTACTGTTTCTCTTTTTGTTTTAATCTCATTAATTACCTTACCCAAATTTGTAAGTGAGTTTATACGCTTGGTAACTTCAGGATTAAGTTCACTATTTTGATCTTCCATGCTTTCAAAGAACGCTAGTTTTTCAAAGTTGTTATGAAACTCTGCTTCCATCAAGTCAAGAGTTCTACCCCCTGTACTGTCAATCAGTTTAGCAATATCTTTTCTAATTACACACAATGAATCTGCTTTAAATTTTGGACATATACCGTTGCCACCTAACTCTTGTGGTCTAAACTGACACCCGTTGCACTCTGGTGGTAGATTTCTAGCATAGTTTAGGTTCTTAACATTTGCAGGTACTTTTTTTGGTAGTGTCCTTTTATCAATAACTAATTCTTTTTCCCCCGTTATATCGTCTTTTTTCTCGATTAACTTAACCATATATATACTTTTTTAAATAGTATTTAAGGCTTGTTTCTGCTCCACTAGTACAAGTTTTTTGTAAAGATCGGCTTCATAATCAGATAGTTTTACTTTAAATGGCTTGACTTTTCCATCCCATGATATAACCAATATAACGCCCTGTTCTATTTTTTGACCTGTGCAGAACTCCCACATCTTAGCGTATGCACATAGTTGTATAAAATAATCTTTGCTTTTGCATTGTGATTTTGTCTTTGGCTTTCTACTGTTCTTAAAATCAACTATGCTTAATTCTCCGTCATATTCTGCTATACAATCTGCTGTTCCCGCAAGTTGTAGATCATCACTATATATTGGAACTTCTAACCCATGAACTTTGTCAACGTGTTCTGTCAAGTGTTCTGATAGTGGTACAAACAAGTCCATTGGATCTATTTCTTCTATCTTAGAACTTGGCTTATTTACAGTTGCATTACTTAGATATTCTTCTGCAAGTTTGTGAACTATGTTTCCCATTTCCATACTGTTACCCCCAATTTCCTTGCACCTAATTTCTGCTTGTGCCTCTGTTATTTCCTCATCTCTTGCAACTTTAGCCACCCAAAACGGATACCATTCTTTAGTGTCTAATACTTTTAATACAGTTGTTATGCTTGGATAAGTTTTACCTGATTCTGTTTTATAAAAATGACCTTCTTCCGTATGTGCTGTTTCTACAAATGGTCTATNAATNTTATGTTTTATATTGCTAAACATTTATTTATTAGAAGCGAATGGTCTATTTATATGTTTCAAGATATATTAAAAGAGCTTCGTGTAATAACTGATGAGTTAAAAGTAACTAATAATTATCTTAGACAAATAGAGGAAAACCTTAGAGTTCCAAACATGATTGAATGGGCTAAATTTAGAAAAAGTTTGATAAAAAAACCTAGTTAAACTTATCTTTTGTAGTGGTTGATCCTACGCTGTCCAAAGTATTTTCTGATTGTTTGAGTAGTTCATAATAGTCAAATTCCCATTGTCCTACTTTCATTATTGTTACTGCTTCAGGGTATCTCCATTCTATTGCCTTTATTGGTAATTTTGCAGTTGTTCCTGATACTGCATCTCCCTTTTCATCATATAATGTTCTAGTAGTAAAATTATATCTTTTTAATGGGTTTGCAATATATATGCCAATTCCTTCTCTTATTCCGTTTAATAAAGTTGGAACTCTAACTGTATAACTTTTTTCTACATCTTTATTTTTTGATATTATTCTTTCACCTAACCAATCCAATCCTTTTGAACTTCCTGATAAACTAGTAGTTCTGATTTGTGGCACGTTTAATATTTTTGCAAATACACCATATTGAGATTTAGAAGCATTATCTTTCTTTCTTGAAATCATGTTGGCAGGTTCACGATCATATTCAATAATAATTTGATCACTAGATACTAATGCAGTTCCAAAAGTTATTGTTTTGTTTTCTACATCCATTTTATAATAGTATGTATTGGTAGTAGTGTTATCAGCTGGTATAGGTGTATTTGCATCTGAATCAACCTCAATCATTTGAATATTATTTTTAGTAACTCTAGTAGCACCTACAGGTCTATGAGTAAGTGACTTTGTTGTTCCAGTTATATTTGTCCAACTAGTAAGTGGTAGTTCAACAAAATGAGCAGGTAGGTTAGCACCTATTATTGTAATGTCA